CGATTCAAGATTATTTGTGGGTTGCTTGTTGTTTGCAACTAAAAGATGGAAGCCTAGACACCTGAATATCCTCACCCGTAGCCACACGGCTGAGGATATCTGGTGTAAAGGCTCCAAAGAAGTTAATGTCAAATGTTATTAAACCAGCAAATTGCCTTAAGATACTCCTCCTCATACCTCTGACAAATGCTGAAGAATTTAATTCTAATGGTGAATTCCAACACGCCTGTGACCTATCTGTTGCTGATAGTTTTATACCTATTAATTCCATTATCCTTTTCGTTGAGAAGCATTTTGCGTGATCACTCATCGATGTTTGATCATCGAAATCGTCCACCTCTTCGATATCTGCCATATTATTAATGGTCGCCATAGCATCTTCCATTTCGAGATCTTTGAATCCAATGATTCTTAGACCTTCTTCTCGTGAAAGACCATCTACTCGTTCCCATCTAGTGACAAGTTCGAAAACAGTTTCTGGTTTCAAACCATCCATTCTGAAATGACCGGTAGCTAACGACTTTAACGCGTCCTTTTTACCACCTATCGATCCAGCCTTTCTGACGATACCAAATAATGAACCCGATAATTGTTGTACGTACCTGAAACAGCAGTAAGGATTCCATGCAAATGGGATCCTCTTTACCTCTTCATCATTGTACCTTACACTAAACCATAGCGTGTTAATTGTGCCATCGAACGCTTCTGCACCTGCTTGCCTCGATGTTATATAGATACCAGCACCATCAAGGTACTTCACATCTATATCATAATTACCGACTTTAAAGTTTGTCTTATCGGACATAGGAATTGTTTGCTGCATTTTAGGTTTAAAATCTTTACTCCGTTTCGTCGGATCACCGCCTTGTATCATACCTGCGGCCTCTAAATCCTTTGCCAAAAAGAATTTAGCTAAGAATCCATCACGCATGGAGTTTCCAACACCCGATTCGAAGATACGCCTATTATAATCCTTATAACCGACACCTTCGGCATCCGCAGCTGCTGTTGCGGCCGCAAATCCAACTTCGCCTGGTTTCATTATTCTTGTAGGTTCAGATAACACTCGGAATGATTGTTCAAATAAGGTTTTAATTGATGCTGGTCCCTGTTGGTATACCTCACCCTTCTCTATTCTTGCTTTCTTCTGTTGTGCGTTTGGTTCCCCAACGTCTATTGGAACGCCTGAGACATTAAAAGACATTGGTACATCTTTCTCAATTAAGTAATTAGTTACTCTCTTTCCGATTTTAGCTGCATCAGTCCTTTTCATTATCTTTTGCATTTCACCGATATTCCCAAGGGCGTGTGCATTTAATTGTAACCATAACCTAGCCGTAGGTCCTGGGAATCCGAAAGGCGCCGTACCCAACGTACCATTCGCTGCGAATATCTGATTTGCGTCACCACGTGTACTCTCTCCAAAGGTGTCCATTTCATTTGCAAGTGTTGTGTACGATATGACCATCCTATTAACAAAATTTAGATTACCACCACGTGTACCCATCTTTACAATTTTCGACACCAATGATCCGATTGTATTTGGATAAACAGTGACCCAATTCTCGTGATCTATAGCCATTCCTCTTGCAACAAATATTCCACGTACATACAATAATTGTAAGTAATGCAACACTCTACCGGATATCGCCTTCTTCTTAGAGTACGGCATACCGCACGCTAAGCCATGTTCTTCAAATAGTTCATTAAAGGCAATATAATTCTCGGCGTTTACACCTTCAGTCACAGCGATAGCATCATCACCCCAATAGCGTTCTAGTACAAAGCGAATATGATCACTCAAACCTTTTGTTTCTAGTACACCTTTGAAGCTATCTACTACTGCTGCCGTCTTGATCGTGTTACCACCTGTTGTATATATATCCCCTGATCTCATGCATGAACATTCAAAGTCTTGTGTCGCTGCTCCTTTAACTTTAATACCAAAGAAGTTCCTTTTGGTCATGTTTACCCACTTTTTCAATAGATTTGGATATGTTTCACCAAATATATCTGAAAAAGTGCCTTGCGCACCCCCAAAATCCTTTGTTAATGATTTAATTGCATCTAGGACTACATTTTTATCTGCTACCCCCTCGTGCTGATCCATTGACGAGGCATCGAAGGCGTGGCATATCGAATCACCTGAGACGATTTGAACACTATAACGTAGGTAGTCCCACATATCCTCCATCCCATGTCCAGTTTGATTTTTCGGTGAATATCTAGGATTTGACTTCTCAAACTTTTCGATTGCATGTACAAACCATGTCTGTACTAAATTAGTCATAACCCTTGCGTTCCATACAATCCGTGCTTTGCGCGCGACCTGTATCCTATTTGCTGTCGGTTTTGGTATTTCTGGATCTAACGCGTACGCCATCTGAACTTGTGGATCTTGGAAAAATAGAGATGCACCAGCTGCAATAGTTACGGATTTCTTAGATGTATTTCCTGATATAACGTCGTAATTTTGGTTCTTCTTGGTCGCTGACGTTTTAGCTTGTCGTTTCTCTCCAAGTACAACCTCTCTTGGATAATTGACACGCATTTTGTCTGCTCCCCCAGATGTACCTTTAATTATATCACGTAAGTCACGTTTAAAATCATCCACTGTAAAAGACTCACTAACCATGATCTGTACAACCTCATTATATAAATGTAACAACTGCTGATAGTCAGCCTGCTTGACCTTATTATTAATACCTTCGTTTATCAAATGACTTACATGACCATCAAATCCATAAACGCTTTTAGCGCCATTAGACGTATAATCATATCCTTCGACAACGTCAGGTCTTGTAAGATGTGAGACTATATCAGCAACATCCGTCGCAATATATGTCCACGGCATGCCTACAATACCATCCTTTGATGTCACAATACCACAATATTTCGTAAGGATTCTCCTTGCCATTGTATACCCCATATCTTCTGCAACACTACAAACAGCATTCCTTAGCTTCTCATCAGTGTAGGATGTTCCATCACCATGATCGTCCCAAAGACTAATCATTGTAACTTCGTCCTCACACCTTTGTAATGATGTCCCCATCCATACTCCATCAATTGGCGGTCCACTATTTGGTACCTCACAGACTCTAGGGTATGCAAGGACATATCTCATTAATGGGAAGACGGACTTCTGCAACTTCTTTCCATACTTACCTGGATACTCCATGATCTTCATCATCGTATCACGCCAGTAATCATGCATAATCCTATCTTCAAAAGTATCCAAATGCGCTGAATTTTGTGCGTTTATTGCAGCTGCATAAATCGCCATAATTAACTTTTGTCCACACGATGTTAATGATGATTTAGTTAATTGTGGTGCAAGCCTACTTTTATTTCTTTCAATAAATGGCGCCTGCGACATGTTTTGCTCTTTGAACTTTGCTGATCTTCCCAAATCTTCTTCTCTTCTAGCGATTTTCTTGGCTTTTTCAACTCTATCAAATTCATATCTCTCCCACAAGTCCATACCATCACCTTTGTATTCGTATCCTATCTCAGATTCCTTTACGTAAGTTACCTCTCTTCCTTTCCATAGGACGCACCATGATGCGGGTATATTTATTGGAGAACCACTCACGTAACCATTTAACATATTCTCAAGTGTTACACTATTTGATGACGCTCTGTCCTTACCAGCATGCATGACTGTCCACTCCCATGAAGCATAAGCCACACCATAAACTAATAAATCGACTGAATCACTAATAAATATATTCTTAAGCAGCGTATCCCTATTAGGCGCATCTTTAGGTATAGCATCAATTGAACGTAGTGTCTGCCATAGTTGTGAAAGTAATAACTCACCAACACCAAATGGCATCCTACGTACGCCCTCTTCGTTATACCTATCATACCAACTTGCATCTTTAGACATAGCGCAGTATGCATTAGTTTTCAATACATCCGGTCCCTTCCTGACTTCTGCCCTTTTACATTTTGCTTTTACCCTTTCTTTGGATGGTAGTACCTGTCCTTTTGCCTCCTCGATTTCATTAATAGGTGTTATCTCCATGTAGTATTCACCATCAGTTTGGTTCATACTCAATAGGTCAAACTCTTCACGTCTAATAAAACCAGTTATAGCATCTGGGTCAGTCGTACCATTCTGCAAGACTAAGTCAGCACCATGACGCATCCAACAGGCTTGTCGCTCTACAGGCATTGCATACTTATTGCCAGACGTACCTTGTATAAAGATAGGCCATGCAACACATTCAGCTAGGTCTAGTTTCTGTGAGTATACACCCGCTAGCCGCGTTAATTCTGGTATTATCCACCCAAATAGATCTTTGGATAGGTGATCCATCGCCCTAACTAATTTTAGTGCCATAGTCCCAGCTCTAACCCATATTTGGCGCTGTTTATCACCGAAAGCTTTATCGACATATTTTCCTCCACCAAACCTGTCAACGTGCCCCTCTTCAACAACCTGTTTAAATGCATTCATGTATTCTCTCAGGTTCACTTCGATGGGTGATAAATCTTCTGTATTCCTGGCTATCCTAGATACTCCAGCGACTTTTGCTGCTACTGTATGACAAGCCCTCACCGCCATTGGTATATTTGAATAATTAAGTATACTAATAAATTTAACGCGTTTCTTACCACGCTTTGTCTGTAATAATTTCTTCTTAAGTGTTCTTTCAAGCCTTGATTGGCCGCGCGATGTCAGGACGTCTCCAAAAGTAATTTCTAATCGCGGAAACTTATCAGATAATGGACCGAAGAATCTAGCAAAATCACTCAAATCAGCAATTGGTGATGCAAGCACCACAACCGCTCTCATATTTGCACTTTTACCATTCTTAGTTTCTCCACTACCTGCGTAACGTTGATAAGCTGTTTCAAACGCTTGTATATCTAAATACACTTCACATTTAACTTCACCGTTATCTCCCGTCGCAATATACGAGCTTTCCATCTTGGTCTTGAATTGACTTCAG